CAGTAAGGCTAAGGATGCGGCAGAACGTGTAGTGTCTAGAGCGAGCTGGAACAAAGAGCGTGAGCGTACCCAACACCAAAGCCTTGTTAAGAATGAGATGTTGGCGTGGGCTGAGACCAAAGGTAATGCCCTGTTCTTGGAATACCTAAAAGCAGAAGCTATACCCTCGCTCAGACACAAGGTTACTGTATCTATGGAGAAGGTAGAGTTACTCGATACCGAGATGAGGACTATCGAGAAAGTGCAAGAAGACTTTAGTAATAATAAGACTGCGCTAGTAGTTAAAGACTTGGGTAAGTACCTAGTCAAAATAGGTGACAAGGTAGACCTATACGATGATAATACGCTCCCCTTGGATATGCGTATGAAGATGGGCATGCTCAAACTTGTAGAAGATGAGCAGTATCTCACCGATGTAGGTTGCAAGGTAACGAACGAGATATTTGTTTTGTTGGTTGATGAGCTAACAAATGTTAGCGAAGGAGTATGAGATGAAAGAAGAAATTAAATTTAGCTCAAAGGCTATACCCCTGCGGGGGTGTGACCACCCAAAGTTTAAGTGGGTAGATGCGGCACACACCGACATACGTAGAACATTTCGTAAGGCACGCTTGCTTATCCGCATTACCAAAGGGGCAGCGTATGAAAGCCGTACTTGAGTTCACGTATCCACAAGATGAAACCAAGCTCAGGCATGCGTTACGAGGTGAGGACTATTACTTAACATTGATTGAGGTAGACCGAGTGTTCAACATAGGCGGGCATCCCGAACAAATGTTAGACAGGATTGCGGACTTAGTTCAGAAAGGGTTAGAAGAATGAATGGGTTTGTAAACCGACAACTTGAACTTGGAAGTAAGCAACCCGTACACAAGTACAAGCTATGCAACAAGTGCGAAGAGTTGAAGCCCCCCGAGGGGGGAATCGAATTGTCCCCACACAGATGGTCATGCGCTAGGTGTTGGGCTAACAGAGTAATTGCAAGGAACTTATTAAATGCCAAGACCTAAACCGCCCGAGAAACTAATAGGTAGACAGGTGCGAATGTCAGACAGACATTGGTTAATACTAAATCAACTTGGCGGTGCGCAATGGCTACGTGAGCTATTGGATAAGAAGTCACCGCTGCCGAAAAAATATTACGAGGAGTTATTGAATGACAACAGGAATCGAGAATCTAAAACCGGAACAACAACGCAAGGGGCGGGGGCTAGGTAAGAAGCCCGCGCTATCCTGCACGAGCCTGCGTCTACCAAAGTATGTGATGGATTACTTCAACACAAACTTTGCGTATACAAAGCAAGCCAAGATGAGAGAAGTTCTTACTGAGTACGTTAACAATCAAACTAAGGAAATATCATGATCGAATTAGCAACAACAAAAGAGCAACCCAAGATGACCAAGTCAGCACAAATCCGTAACTACGTTGCGGCAAACCCAAAGGCTAAGTCAGCAGACGTAGCCAAGGTAGTAGGTGTAACCCCTGCGTATGTAGCCACAGTAATGTGGACTGCAAAGAAGAGAGCCAAGGTAGCGAAGAAGGCTAAGAAGCCAATGACGCTGAAAGAAATTAAAGCGGCAACTAAGCGTGTACAGGACAAATTCTTTCCCGAGCCTGACTGGAAAACGATTGCGTTTGGTTCATCAGACATTCCGTTTTATGCGGATTCAGTTACAGATACGACACCTAATCGTATGGCGCAACTTGCGTACGAAGCGGGTAAAAAGTATCGTATGGAAGGTAGTGAAAGCGACCGCCAAATTGAAATGTTTGAGCCAAAAGCCGACCCGGTCAACAACCCTGCTCATTACACAGTAGGTGGAATCGAGACGATCGACTTCATTGAAGCGAAGAAGCTCGGCTACAACCTTGGCAATGTGATTAAGTACCTGACTCGTGCCGACCACAAAGGCAACAAGTTGGAAGACTTGCGCAAAGCACAATGGTATTTGGCACGTGAGATCAATTCACTCAAGTGACACCTAACATTTGTTAGAAACAGTTAGGGAAACTACTAGCCACCTTCGGGTGGCTTTTTTACGTCTGTACTATTGACAAAGTAAAAAGTTATGATACTATCAAGACTTGAAAATCTTTTTGGAGTATCAGATGAGCGAACGAATAGACAACGCACTTGCCCTTGCTGACAAGTGTTGGTCAAAGGCAAGCCGAGTAAGCCCCGAGTTTGTCGAGCGTTACTTAGAGCTAGCCGAAGAGTTGCTAGTATCAAAGCCCGTTGTTCTTGGTGATGAGTTCCGAGAATACTGCGGCAAGAAACTTTTATTCCGACCCAAAGAACTGCACCCTAACGTATGGGTGTCAGGCGTACGCACTCTGAGTACGCTCGGATGGATTGCCCACAATGGTTACACGACACCGACCAAGTCACACAACCACATGCCCTCGGTCTCAGTATGGAAGAGCATGATCTATGGCAACGACACCTGAAGCCAAGGTCAAGGCAAAGATCAAGGCTATCTTAAAAGCCCACAACATCTACTACGCTATGCCTATTGGTACTGGATACGGCAATAGCGGTGTGCCCGACTTCCTGTGCTGTGTGTACGGGTACTTCATTGCAATTGAAGCCAAAGCGGGTAATGGTACAACTACCGCGCTACAAGAAAAAAACCTAACAAATGTTAGGGAGTCCGGTGGCGTAGCGTTGGTCATCAACGAAACAAACTTAGCCGATATTGAAATGCACATTAGGTTGGCAAGGGGTATGCAGTGAACATATTAACAATCGACTTCGAGACATATTATTCCCGTGAGTTCAGCCTAACAAAAGTTACCACGGAGGAATACGTTCGTAGCCCTGAGTTCGAAACTATTGGCGTAGCCGTACAGGTCAACGATGGTGAGCCCGAATGGTTTAGCGGTGATGGTGAAGCCATGCACCAGTTCCTCACCCGATTCGATTGGGGGAATTCCCTAGCCCTTGCGCACAACGCCCCGTTCGATGGGGCGATTTTGAAGTGGGTATTCGGCATCAGCCCTAAAGGTTGGCTTGATACTTTATCCATGGGCAGAGCCTTACATGGCACTAACGTAGGCGGAAGCTTGAAGGTGCTGTCGAACTATTACGGCCTTGGTGACAAAGGCACAGAGGTAGAAAACGCATTAGGTCTGCGGCGTCAGGACTTCAGCCCCGAACAGTTAGCTCGCTATGGCGACTACTGTAGAAATGACGTTACTCTTACGTGGGAATTGTTTAACGCAATGTCTGCTGGCTTCCCCGCTATTGAGTTGCGCCTGATTGATTTGACTGTGCGTATGTTTACTGAACCTGTGTTGCAGTTGAATGGTGATCTCATTAAAGATCATTTGTTGCGGGAGAAGCAACGCAAAGAAGAACTGCTCGAGAACTTCGACAAAGACGATCTGATGAGTAACCTAAAGTTTGCGGTTATCTTGGAAGGCTATGGTGTATCACCACCAATGAAGGTCAGCCCCGCTACTGGCAAACAAACCTTTGCTTTCTCCAAGACAGACGAAGAGTTCAAGGCACTGCTCGAGCATCCAAATACACAGGTTCAATCTTTAGTGGCAGCGAGATTGGGCACTAAGTCTACGATAGAAGAGACAAGGACTGAAAGGTTTCTTGGTATATCTGAGCGTGGCGCGTTACCTGTACCACTACGCTACTATGCGGCACACACTGGTCGTTGGGGCGGGGACGACAAATTAAATCTGCAGAACCTACAACGCAACTCACCCTTGAAGAGGGCAATCATCCCCCCGGATGGGTACATGATGATCGATTCAGACTCATCACAAATTGAAGCCCGTACGCTCGCATGGCTTGCGGAACAAGACGACTTGGTAGACGCATTTGATCGGGGTGAAGATGTATACAAAATCATGGCAACGGCTATATATGGCAAGAAGATTTCGGAGATTACAAAGGACGAAAGGTTTGTTGGCAAGACCACTATCCTTGGGTGCGGGTACGGGATGGGCGCGGCAAAATTCCAAGCGCAACTTAAGAACTTCAATGTCACGATCGAATTGGATGAA